AAATTCCGGCCAACCTTCTTCACCCAGACGATAGATGCCTGCCCTGGTGACGATTCCCCCCGAAGCGAATCCCGGGATCTTGGACACTCCCTTTGCGATGCCATTGAAAATATCTTTTATGCCCTCTTGCATCGAATCGAGGAAATCTTTGACCAGTGTCTGGATATAACTGCCTGCATGCGTTTTTAAAAGACTCAGAGTACCAGAGAAAATGTCTTTGAAATAGCCCGCGAAAGTATTTGTTGGTAAAAATCTATTCCAGAGCATCCGTAATAAAGCGGTTGGATTCAATGCAAGCTTGACAAAATCACCCACTCCATCTTTATAAGCCGGGAATCCGTATTTAAGCAGCTTTTTCGTTTCTTTGTGAGGAAGAACCGCAGTTCCTTTTGGCAAATCCGCATGAAATTCTGGCCCGTGTGTTCCCAAGAGTGTAACTCCGTGACCAGGAATATATGCCAACTCCGCCCCTTCTTCCCCAACGATTGCCGGTCCGCCCGGATGTCCAGTGGACGGAGTACCAATGGCATATCCTTTGGGTTTCCATTTTGGGATCTTCTTATCGACGCCAATTTTGTCGAGAACCCAGTTGATGGCGCCGGTAACTGCGTTCACCGCTTTGGCAATTCCGATCACCATCTTGTCCCATTTGGTCAAAATTTCCCCGGTAGCCCAGTCAATATTGTCTACTTGACCTTTGGCTTGCTTTTTCGCCTGCTTGACAACGCCCTTGTGCATTTCCTCAGCCTTTTTTATCGCTTCGTCGCGCTGTTTTTCAGCTTCTTTGATGATCTTTTGGGCCTGTTCAGCGGTGATGGAACCAGTCTCGTCCCGTTCCCGGATAGCCCATTTGACAACCTCGTTGTATTTTTCGTTAGCTTCTTTGATCGTTTCTTCTTTTGCTTTGAGGCTGTTTTTAACTGTTTCCGCCGCTTGTGCAGCAGTTATGTTTGCAGATTCCTGTTTCAACTTCTCCAAAATGGCTTTTTGTTCGACTTCGCCCTCGGACATGGTTTGAATAGCTGTTGCCATCATTTCTTGCTGGATCCGATTTATTTCTTCCTGTTCTTCTTTGGTGAGCGCGCGCTTTTCTTCGCTTGCCTTTTGCATGATCTCTTTGATTCGGTTCTCGTGTTCTTGCACCTGTTTTTGCTGTTCTTCATGCTTGGTCTTCATATTTTCGAGGATTTCTTTCTGCTCTTCTTCGGTCAAAATCTTGCTATTGGCAAAGAAATTGCTGAGAGTCTCATAACTAGCATCAAAATCTGTTTGCAGACTGGTTTTGATTTGTTCTCCCATTGCACTGAACTTGCTTGTAAAGTCTTCAGCAATTTCATCCGTGATTTTCTGGCCAGACCAAGCAAGTTGATTTAGTTGAACGGTGGCTTCATCATTCAATTCTTTATATGCAAGAACCGCCTGTGTTGTTGATTCGGAAACCTCGTCGCCGAAATCCTCGATAGAAGGTATGGTCGATTCATTGAGATGTTCGGCCAGACTGATGCCGCCTTTGATGAGCCCGGGAAGTGCTACAGTTGTCAGCAAGCCTATTGGTCCGGCCAAGAGCTTCACGCCTTTTGTTGCAACTCCAGCTATTTTTCCGACTTTCCCCAACAAACCTGTGAGTTTAGGTAAGCCCTTTCCTGCAGTTGCAGTAGCACTGCTGACGGCTGACATAGATGTTGCCGCCGTCTTAGCAGCTTTTCCGGTGCCGGTGCTTGCTTTTCCAATCCATTTAATAAATTTAGATAAACCGCCGGTAACATGTCCGATCCCTTTAAATACGCCACCTAGTCCCAATGATAACGGACCAAGTGCAGCTGCCATGCCTCCGATTACAACGATTGATTTCTTTGCAGTGGGAGATAAATCATCCAACCAATTTGCGAATTTCTTGATATTTTCCGAAAGGTCGGGTAGTACGTCTTCCGCAATATCGAGCATCACTTCGCCTAACGGCAATAGAGCTTCTTTCGCCTCTCTCCAAACCCTTTGGGAACGTTGGCCAAAAGACTCTTCCATATTTTTGGCCATTTCGTCCATAATTCCATCTATTTTTCCCAACTCGCCATTAATGCCACCCAATGCATACATGGCATCTGCTTCAAGGTCTTCCCATTTGGTGCCATACAATGCAACACCTATCTGGTTCGCCATTACTTGGTCGTCCATGTTTTTCAATTCGGCAATAACTGCATTATGAACATCTTTTACGGTAGCTTTGCCATTCAAGAATTCTTGCCAAATTTTTTGCGTTTTTGATGATAATTGCTCCATTGCTTCGCTGGTGGATTTAGATCCGTCTTTCAAACGAATCTGGAATTCTTTCATACCATCGTTGATATAGTCTAAGTTGTACACACCAGCGCTCATTCCCTGTATTAACAATTGGAAATATTCTTCGGCCGAAAATCCCATTTGAGCAAATAACGGGCCATATTCACTGATGTTATCAAACAACTCATTGCTGAAATTAAGTCCTTTTTGCGCACCGTATGCCATTAAATCAAATGCTCTTTGTGCAGTAATGCCGAATCCTTTCATAAGGTTGTTTCCGGCCCGGGTAATCTCGTTAACATCAGAATCAAAGGTTTGAGACAGAATCAATGCTTTTTGAGTGATATCCTCTAAGTCTTCTGCATTGAGATCCTGGATGTTTTGCTTTGTTTGTAGCAACGCACGATCCACTTCTTCAAGGCTTTCTCCAAATCCTTTGGTGTATATTTCTCTGGATACCTTGGTCAGCTTTTCCGCCTCTTCCCTAGTCAAGCCAAGGGCATTTTGAATTCTCACGGTTGAACTTTCAAAATCATTGGCGGCTAATATCGAACCGGCGCCCAACGCGGTCAAAGGAGCAGTAAGCCCGGCCGATAATGTCGTGCCGATTCCGGTGAGTGTTTCACCGGTTTTCTTCATTTTTCCGGAAAATGAATCAAGTTTAGCTGATAGCTTTCCTAATCTTGATGCATTGAACTCCTGTTCTTTCCGGAACTTCTCCAATTCTTTTTGGTTTGTTCAATGTAACGCTCCAAATTTTTTAATGCAGCAGCTTGGTTGTAATATTCCCTTGCAGCCTTTTCCCCTTCGAGGGTACCGAGTTTATTTTCCTCTCGCAGTTTTTCGAATTGTTTCCTGGCATTTTCAGTGATGCGTCTTTGCACTTCAAGTTTCTTATTTAAGCCTTCCAGACGGGTTTCGTACTTTTCGATAGACTTTTCCGAACGGTCAAACGCTGACATATTCGCCTTCATTTCAGCGTTGACAGTCGATAGATGCCGTTTCAGGCCTGTTAGCCCTTGCCGGACTTCTATATCATCCAGTTGCAGCCCAATTGAAAGACCTTCTATTTTTTGCATGGTTTACCTCCCTTCTATCGGGGATGAACCGCCGAACGCGGCAATCAAGGATTTAGTTTCTTTTGGTTTGTTCCGTTCGGCCAAAAGCTCGACCACAAAATTGTAAGGCATATTCAAAATTTCGTTTATGTCCTTACCATGCTTCATTAGGTCAAGAATCAATTTATCCATGTATTCTTTTTGTTTTGCGAAAGAAAAGTCTTCATCCGTTAACCTTTCTTCGCCTTCAAATACTTTTTTGTATCACTGTTTTGCATACCCCGTGCAATAAATAAAATTTGTTCTTGTAGGACGCGAATCGCATCGGGAGCATGAAGCCCTTCAAATATTTCCTGCTTTGTAAATTGACCGCCGTACACTTTGTCAGCCACAAAAGCGAGCATTTTGTCGATGAGATCTTTTTCCTCTTTTGCTCCACCGTTGAAATCTTCAATTTCTCCTGCCAGGTCAATAGCTTCATATACCACGCTCATAGGAATGAAAACAGGAGTAAGGTATTTCTCTGTTACGATCTCGCCATCCCTAACTTCTTTGACCAATTCAATCATGTGGCGCTTTAATTCCGCCATATTTTCGCCTCCTTACAAAGAAAAGAGCAGGAAATTATTCCTGCTCTTTAATCAGTGGTCTTCCGATTTTGTTATTGTCAGACATCAGCTCATTAATTCTTTCTTTAGTGACATTTTGGTTTTCGTCCCGGGGATAAAGATCCCCTCTAAGGTAGACGAAGCCCTTATCCTGCAAATCTTTGAAATCGTGAATAACCACATATTTTTTGGTTTTTCAGCTTTCGCTAACGTTTCATCCAGCAATTCTTTCAGCTCATCTTTGGTCATCTTATTGTCGAATGTAACGCCCAATTCTCTGAGTTTTTCTTTGATTTCATCCTTTTTCATAATCACGCACCATCCGGTTCCTCACCAGGATAGGGCTTGCCGAAAACCTTCATAAACAAGGCGTCCCTGTTTGTGGTCTCGCCTTTTGCATCATATGCAAATAGAACTGACTTCGGGCTTGAAAATCCATCTACATCACGGTCCATGAATTGGGCAACAATTTCTTCATTGGAAAATTCCGTAGTTTCTCCCTTTGTGTTTCCTGTGATGTTCGGACGGGTGAACATACCTTTTGGCAGCCCAACATATTCACGGGATCCATCCTCATATGTTTTTGCAAAAACAACAGCCACATACGGCGGGTTGTCGTTGCTTCCGGTAGCCACCACCCCGTCAGCTTCCTCCCATCCAAGCAGTACCTTTTTATCTTCCAGCGGAATTTTATGAAATGCAGAGGTTACCGATATATTACCGCTGGATACTGCCATTTCTGCGGTCGTATTATCACCATATGCCCGAACGATTTCTTGCGGCATTTCAACAGTAATTGTCTGCAGGAATTTCACCCTTTCTGGTTCACTTACTACGATAGAAGCTCCGCTTTCATCCAAAACCGCATAAAAAAACTCATCTACACCGGTAGAAGCACGGTAGTTTTTCTCCACTTGTGATCACTCCTTACATATTTTCGAAATCAGGACGATACAATTTCCCGCGGTAACGCCTAGCGTCGCGGAAAATGCCTTCATCATATTCCTTTGGTCCACTTTGTTGCCGAAACCCAAAACGTTCCCACATGATATCCCGGATCCTGTCAGCAATAGAATCCGTTAATTGCCGGTTTCGTGAATACACATCTATTTGAACGAGGTAATCCAGCTTGGTCCAAGTATTATCAGCAAAATCAGAAGGCATAGGAGGGTCTATGGGAGCTATCACGATGTAAGGACTGTCTACACTCCCCATCTCGGGATATTGATAGAATTTTATCCTCCCAGATGCTTGGTCTTTTATGAAGTCATCCGCCATGAGAGCTTCGTAAATCTTATTCAAAATATCCATCATAATCCCTCCATCAAGGCTTTTCTTACTGCCTCCTGATATGCCTTTTCACTGTTTCTCATTGCCCTGGCTACAGCGCCTTTACCACGGGGATTCGGATTTTTTATCGTCCCCCACTCATTCAAGTGGATAACACGATATCTTTTTTTCGGACCGCGCCAGTGAACTCTAATTGTTCGAACACCGTCTTCCCAATATGGACCGGTAACAGTTATTTCTTTAATACTGGCACCAGTGTCCTTAAATGTTTCGAATTCCCTCTTTAATTCCTTCACAAAAACTTCGGCAGCATCCAACAAAGCTTTATCGCTGATGCGCTGCATGGCTTCTTTCCCAAGCCTTCTTTCAAGGTCTGCAAGAAGTTGGTCGAGTCCCCGAATTTCCACACTCATTTGATCCACCGGCCAATTACAGTAATGAATTTTTTATTCTGTAGATCCGGTTGAACGTGCTTCACGTTGTATCGTTTATCTCGGTATTCCGGGGCGTCAATCGAGATGTAGTGTTTTTCAGTAGGGTAAAATTCTCCATGCGGATCACGAATCGTGATCGTTACATCGGATAATGTGCCGGTCGATTTCGCCAGCTCGAGATCTTTCAACCACACCTCATCAATCTTTGCCATGCATTCATAAAGAACTTTTTCCTCTTGTTCCCCCGGTTCCGGACCTTCATTTGGCACATATTCGTAGAATTTGATAGGCGTTCGCAAATCCCCGGTGCGAATTCGCGGGGGTTTGTATTCAAACGGATGCATTTTCATCATCCTCTTCCGGCAGTAAGGACAGAGCAAAACTGTTTAGCTGGCTTAGAAAATTGTTGTCGAAATATTCGAGAGCGTCGTTATAAGCATACCGTGCACGCTCAAAAACAAGCTCTTTCCCCCGCAAGTCGTTTTCTGTGTTTCCGGTTATGTCGAAGTTCCCGCACTTTGCTTTTATGTCGGCATAAGAAGAGGACAGCAACCGGTGTAGATTGCTGTCCTCACTGTTATGAGAAATATGCATACGTTCTCTAAACTCTTGCAAAATCTCATTTGTGATCATTTAGATCACCCCGGTTATGCTCCCGGTACTTCAGGAAACTCGATGTTCAAATCATATACAAGAGCCGTTTTGTTGTCCTTCGGCTTTCCGTTGGCAAATTGTTTAATTGTGTACAAGTCAGCATCTTCAATAGCAAGTGTTTCTTTGTAACGGTTAATCTTGTAACCCCCGGCAACACCTGCGATGTACTCTCCTTTGACGAAGAAGAGAGCTTTGCCCTCCGGTACTTCCTCAGATTCAATCGGTGTGATGTTATACGGCAGATTCAGCACCCATTGACCGTTAGGTGTTTGAATCGTGTTGCCGACTTCAATTCGAATCTTATCGATCGGGTTGGTAACCATAACAACTTTGTTAGCAACTTTTCGAGTTTTTCCTTTGGCATCTGTTGCGAGAGCAACAAGAACGCTGCCGAGTTCTTTGGCCACTACTTCTCCTTTTTCAGACGGCGCAAACGTTAACACGCCGTTAGATTGTTTCGGCGTCACTGCTCCGGTTTCAGGATCTACGTCCATCATCAGCCCAACTGGCTCGTTTTGGGCAGGACCGCGGCCATTGACCAATCCATACTCCAAACCGACAGAATAGGATTCAACAAGCAATCTACGAACGTAACGCTCAACCCATTCCGGCCCGAGTTCCAGCATGTCTTTCGGAATAACAGCAAATGCCGTCAATTTGAGTTGACCAATTTGTTCTTCTCTGAAAGCTGTCGCCACTTGGCCTTTGATTTCTCCAAACAACGCGCCCCAAGCATATGCCTTATGGGGATCAGAGAAGATAAAGCGCGTAACCGCTCCTAAATCTTCTAAACCGATCGCTTCCAACAACGGGTGTTCTGCAACCAGTTCATCAAAGATCCTTTCTTGAGTAGTAACCGGAAGAATTGAATCATCCGTAAAACCGCCGCTCGCAATGACTTCATTGAAAAATTTTCTCTCTTTTGAAGTGAGCACGTTTTGTCCGCGAGCAGCCAAAATTTGCGCGTCGTGCACCTCGTCGCGAGCTTCAGCCGTGATTTTTTCCGTTAAATCCTCGACCAATGCGTCATGCATCTCGTTCCAAGCTTGTGCAAGCTTTTCTGCGTCCTGTTCACCTTCTTTAATCAGATTCAAATAGGTTTCCTTTTTCGCCTGGAAATTTTCCATTTGTCCTTTCTTAAATTTGATAGTCATTTATTTTACCTCCCTTTGACATTAAAAAATGAACCTTATTGGCTTCTTTGTAGTTGGAGCCTGAGGTTCATCTGATTCTTTGGTATTTTTTTGTTTTAAATTATTGGTTACAGCATCAATGATTTGCTGTAATTGTGTATCAGAAATTAAATTTTGAATCCCGCCTTCTTGTTGTGAAGACTCGACTTCATCAGCAAAGCCCATTTCAACCGCTTTTTGGGCGCTGAACCATGTTTCAGCATCAACCATTTGGCGGATTTCATCACGGGTTGCCTGAGCCTTGGTCATATAGATGTCAATGATTCCTTCTTCCAACTCTTCCAACACGTCAGCTTCTTTACGCATGGCTCTTTTTGTTCCCCACACGAAGCTGGTCGCTTCATGAATCATCATCATGGAGCCTAACCCCATGATTAATTTATCCGCAGCCATTGCGATGACAGACGCGGCCGAACAAGCCCATCCATCCACGTATACAGTTACATTACCAGGATGTCGTTTCAGACGGTTATATATTGTTATGCCGTCAAAAGCATCACCGCCAGGACTATTAAGATAAATGATCAAATCATTGTCGCCGGCCTCTTTAATAGCTTTGTCGATGTCAGAAGCAGAAACACTATCTTCAAGCCAATAGTCTCCGATTAGACCATAAATAGTGATGATAGTGACTTTTTCCTCATCATTGTGTTCCGCTTTAAATTTTTGCGGAATTTTTTTTAACTGCTCAACATATTTTTGATTTTTAAAAGTTTTAAAGAATTCTTCTATATGCAACTTCACTCATTATCACCCCCTTCAGAAGTTTCATCACTATGCTCTGTATAGTTCTTCGTGATGTAATAGTTTTCGAGAATAGGATCATCAACAGGGTCCCATCCAAGCTCATATCGCAATTCATTTCCGTTGAAGATTCCGGCAGCCCGTAATTTATCAATCGCTGTCGCTAACTCGAAAATATCTCGGTAACTCGGTTTCCTTACAACGATCTCTTTGCCTGATAGGTAATCCTCTTTTGTTAGTAGTCTTGCGTTCAATTCATCTTTGATTTTTTCAATCAACGGATTGATACAAAAGAACATAAAGTTTTTTACTTGATTTTCTATGTCCGCCATCTCCCCCTTTACAAGGGCAGGCGGGATGTTCATTGCCCGGGCCACTTGTGTCAAATACCCGTCAGCAACCTTATCAACTTCATCAACAGACTGACCGGATCCTGCGTTTTTCGTATGCTCTTCATACTTAAATCCTTTTTGCTGCGGTACAATTGCTATATCTTTGGATGAAAATGCACTGTACAGCTTGTTAATGAATTTTTGAAGCCGGTTCCGCGTTTTTTCATCAGGATTCACGACAGTGTCCATATCGACTGTTGCTCGAATCTGGTTTTTCCTCATTTGAGAAGCAATAATCCGCCCGAATAATTCTCCGTAATCTTCAAACAAACTATTTAAGAGAGGGGCAAGCTCTTTGTTGTTATAAGGAATATAAATCACGTCACCGCGCTTGAACGCGCGCTGGAACCGATAGTCAGCGACCACAACATCTTTAAAAACATCTTCAAACACAGCATATGAATCATGCTCAAAGTCATCAGCAATCAATAGATCCTCTGAATCCGATTGAATGATGAGAACTTCATTGTCATAAACGAGCTTATAAATTACTTTTTCCCAAAAGTCTGCTGCCGTTTGATTCACGTTTGGCTGGACGTTGAGACGATAGTAAATTTCGTCTTTTTCAAATTTGCCATTATCGACAAAACGGAATTCTGATTGGCTAATGGTCCGCGCGATTAAATAAATGCACGATTGAATCGCCAATGTTTTCAGTTGAATCCGTTTTGCAGTGTCTTGGAGCAAATCGTCAAAGTCAAACATCTGCTCCAATTCTTTATGACGGCCAAAAATCTTGTCTAACCAACTCAATGGATCACCTCCTTATCAGAAGTCGATATCATCAAGGAAGAATTCCACTTCATCTTCCAGGACGTTATCGGCTTCCCAAAACGCATAGACCATGGCCATGAAGCCATCTGTCTTCCTCCGGACTTCATCTTTTTTCTCGTAGCTTTTATTGCCCCATTTGTCGATTTTCACAAGAACATTATTTGTGTACCAACGCATCAATGGATTATCCCCGAAAATCAGTTTACGGTTTGCAAATAGAGTTTCAATTCTGGGCGCCACTTTTGCTGACGCCGCCTTCGGGTTCCGAACATAAACTACCTCAAAGCCTTCATTTTCGAGTGCCGTCTTGATTAAATCCAGCCGGAAGGTATCTGCAACTATTCGATATAACCCGTATTTTTCACGCATTTTGCAGAACCATTCAACAATATATCGAACCTGAATTACCGGCTCATCAACGATCGTTAAAAGCCCTTGTTTTTCCCATTCGTAGATTGGAGGTTTTAATTTGACTTTGTCCAGGAAACCTTTTCTAACAAACGAATGAGTTTTCCAAACATACTCATCGCCAACCTTAAAAAGTAGGCCGCATGCAGCAAAGTCACGGATGCTCGCAAAGTCCACCGCTCCGACGCATGTCCTGTGTGCCAAGTCTGGAAACGGTCGATTTGTGGCCAGAATGTCTTCCCAGGGCGCCACGCTTTTTTCGAGATCCACTTCCGGAAAGTTCATTCTTTTGGTCATGAACTCTTCCCGGCTGGAAGGATTGTTCTCCAGCTGCTTATATTGCGTCATTACTTTTTTGAAAAGCTGCTTTGCATACGAGCACATCGGCTGGTGGAACATCGGATTCGCTTTTTCCCACATTGCCGGATTGTCGATTTCTTCCGCCTCGTCAATTTTGCAGATGAACGGGAACAGTGGATCGTCCAAATCCTTTCCTTCAAGAATGTTTTGCGCCCGTTCTTTCATCTTGTCGAGGAAGCCTTCCCGGACATAGCCGTCAGTACCAATAAAAAATTCTCTAGCATTCGGCACTTTTCCAAGGCCGCTAGAGAACACATTTACCGTGTCCGCATTTTCATATTGATGGATTTCGTCGTAAATAACGGCTCCGCTGCGCAATCCATCTTTCGTATTTGCGTTGGAAGTATGAAATTGTAAAACACTTTGTGTTTCATAACATTTGATTTCAAGTTTTGTCCGATAAAACCAATTTGCCAGAACCTCGTTAGCTTCAATCGTCTCATAAACTTCTTGAAAAGAAACTTTTGCTTGCTTTTCGCTGTTCGCGACGATTTCTATATTATATTTCGGAATACCATGCAGCGGACTGATTAAAAAATGCGCTAAAGCCGAAATCAATCCGTTTTTTCCTGCTCCCCGGGCCATAAGATATAAAAACTGCTCAAAGAAAACAGAATCATCTTCTTTGTAAAACAGAAAAACAAACGCTACTAAGAATTTTTGAAAAAGCTGTAGCTGAAAATACCACTTCTCCGTGAATTTAATGAATTTTTCTATTAGTTCATCGTCAAAATATATATCATCTCGCGGGAAAATGTATTTTTCCAGATAGTCAATGAGCTGAATGCGCTCCTTATTCAGCTTAATTTTCCCTTCCCGGTATAACTGAATGTATTCTTGAACATACTTGTTTATCTTCATAACAATTCTTCAATGGAGCGCTTGGTCTCGGGAGTAAGTTTTTCCTCTGGTAGCAAATCAGTAAGTTGCTTAATCACCCTTTGATAAGTTTGATCACGGGTGTTATACAACTTCGCCGCCGGCCGTTCCCGCTCATATGGCTCCACTTTTTCAGACTGGGTAAACAGTTCGTAGTCTCCGTTCTCGGAAATATCAATCCACAATTCGTCAAGTAATACCCGTAATCGGGCAGCTTGTGTGATAAGCCCGTCAACGACCTTCAATTTATTAGGCGGGATGTCTTTGAATATCTTTTTTAACCGTTCACGTTCTTTTTCTACGAGTTTATCCCTTTCTTCTACCCCCATAGTCATCACCTCGCTTCGTTTTAGGGTAGGGTCGTACGCGTAAAATGCAAAAAATCTCGGAAATCGACCCCCGCGCGCCGGTGCCCCACAGAGGAAAAACCGCAAAATTTTTGACCGGGGGGTATCACCAGCGTTCATCGTATGCCCATTTATTCGGCTTCTTTTGAAATTCAAAAGTTCGCCTGTGTTTTTTGTTATGGCAGCGAACGCATAGCGTTTCCAGATTATCTGGATCTAATGCCAATTCCGGATAATCTTCCAAAGGCTTGATATGGTCAACCACCAGCGCAATCTTCTTCCTCTTTGCTCGCTCACTGTACTCATTGGTGTCCACGGTTACATACCCTTTGCGTTTGCATTCCTGGCATTCGTAGTTGTCACGTTGCTTGATGAACTCTCGCAGCTGCTTCCACTCTTTGCTGTCATAGAATTTTCGTTTCTGTTCCCGGGTTTTATATTGAGTGATGGTTATCACCTCAAACAAAAAAGACACCCACTTATGTGAGTGCCTTTGCTTATTACTCTTCCCAAAATGATACATCAAGATTTAGTCCGTATTCAGATGTTCGTGTCCTGACAACTTCCTCACCAGCGTCATTAATATCTACTTCTTTATACTTCCCACCGGTGATAAATGAATCAACTTGCATTCTGTATTTGTCCATTAAATTTCTAATTTCTACAGTATGTTCACTTGGAACGTAGCCGATATGATGATATTTACCAGAAAGGTCTTTAACCAATACTTTTAATGCATTAGGATCATATGGATTATCATCTTCTTTCTCTATGGCACAGTCTCTTAATCCTTCTGAAATTTCATAAATTCTTTCATCATAATAATCTTCTAATATTTCCTTGTTAGTTAATCCGTCATAAGGTTCGTACATAAACATGCCATATTCTTTATATTGCTTAATAATATCTTTTAATATTTTCCTTCTGCCTTCATAATTCAATCCTACAACCGGAAATGAAAATCTTTTCACTAATTTCTTTTTCTGTTTGTTCTCTTTAGTTTTGATCGGAATCGGTTCGTCAGCTTCCACTTCAGCATATTGCAAATCTAGTTCGTTTTCCTTTTTCTTACGCCTTCTGTACCAGACATAAATAATAATCAATAGAACTACTATCCAGAATTCCATTTTCAATGTCTCCTTTTTGTTTTTTAAATTCGACAAAAAGAGACATTTTCCTTCAATTATTTTCTTGACACTCCCCATGACTGAAGTCAGGGGATTCTTGGGTCGTTAACGCCCTCATCCATTTCTGGTTCGGACAACGCCCAAGTTAAGGGTGTGCCATCACCCCTCCCTAGGCAGGTCATATAGACCCTAGGGCTGGTAGACTATCGCTTTATGCTACACCATCTACCACAGGTGCTTTCATTATATTTATAGCACCTAATCTATCTCTATGAGTTATATAACCACATGATTTGCATACATATTTTCTATCTCTCGCTTTGTTTAAAGCGCCACAATGAGGACATTTTTGGCTTGTATATTCTGGATTTACGTATTCTACTTTTATTCCTTCTAATTTTGCCTTGTATTCTATATAGTTTGCTAAACGATAGAAAGACCATGTATGCAAATTCTTTTCGTTTTTACGGCTTGTTCTTGCCGTGTTTCTGATATTCGCCAACTTTTCAAGGCGAATTACCGAAACATGATTTTCTTTAGCAAAATTAACGATTTCCCTACTGATTTTATGGTCTTGATCTTTCATCCATCGTTGTTCTTTATTACCTATTTGTTTAATTTTCTTTAGCTGTTTTGCTTTACCAAGTTTTTGCCTTATCGATTTATATTTACGTCTAATATATTTGTTTTGTCTACCATTACCAAAAAATTTAGTTTTGCCATTACTTGTTACTGCTACTGCTGGTACTTTTAATCCTAAATCTACTCCCATTATGTTTTTATCATTGTTTTGTTTTTCTGGCATTTCTACAGCTATTTGAGCTATCCATTTACCCGATTTTTTAGTTATTCTTAATGTTCCTAATTTGTTATTTAGTTGTTGCTTTTGATAATCTGTTGGCATAACTTTTACTTTAATTCTTTGGGATTTG